CCCCGCCTCGCGCAGCAGGGCCACGAATTCGCCCGCCACGCCCTGCAGCCAGGCCATCGCCGCACCGCTGGCGGGGGAGAGCAGGGCCGATGGAGGTTCCCAGCCGGTGCGGGCCGCACTGCCGTCAAAGGCGCGCTGCTGCCAGTCGGAGGGGCAGTATTGTGCCAGCAATTCGTAGGAGAGCGAGGCGATCGGTTCGAAGTCAGTATCCAGCGCCGCAGCGAAGAAGGCGCGGTGCCAGGCCCGCGCAGGGGGGCTGAGCAAGCTGCCGGTGGAGACCACCGCAAAACCGCCACCCGCCGGGGCCAGCCGCATGAAGTGGCTCATCCCGACATAATGGAGCAGGCTGCCGCGATAGCCGAGTTGGCGGGCGTTCCTGATAAGGCGCGCAGGCGCCTGATTGCAGCAGTCGTCATAGGCGGTGGCCATGGCAAGACCGTGCGGCGGCACCACGACATCGCCGATTTCCAGCACGGCGCGGTGGCCGCTGCAGCGGATCTCGCTGATTTTGGCCCAGCCTTCGACCGGCGCGGGGAACGCTAGTTCGCTGCCGCCAACATAGCCCGGTGCGACCAGCGAGATAAACATCCGGTCGATTGCCGCCGGATAGACCGGGTCGGCCTCGTCCGGCAGCAGGAAGCCGCCATCGAGCGCCGAGAAAGGCAGGACGATCTGCGCGTCCTCCGGCGTGCCGGTCGCATAGTTCCACAGCCGCACGTACCAGGCCCGCGCCGCGCCGCTGGCGTCGCGGCCCTCGATGGTCAGGGTCGGGCCGTTGACCGCGTCCAGCGGAACGATTCCGCCCGAGCGCCAGCGAAAGCTCAGCATGGTGCGCGAATAGTCGCGGTCCGTCGCATAGGCGAGCAGCGGATGGTCGTAGCGGTCGGCGCTGTCCCAGATGATGCCGGCGAGATCGCTCTCGCGCATGAACACGGCATCGACGCGCAGTGCATCGGGCGCGGTGGTGACCAGCGAGGCGAGCATCGGGCGCGGAAAGTTGACGGTCCAGTAAAGCGGATCGAACCGCTGGATCCAATCGCTGTCCTGCCCGTTGCGCCGTGCGGCGAGCCAGAAGGCCATGATGAGGTGTTCCTGTCTGTCAAAGGTTGCCAAGCGCGCGGCGCACCGCGCTGGCGACCTGGCGGCTGGAGCGCTGCAGCGCTTGCGGCGCGCTGGTTCCCGGCGGTGCGGCAATGGTGATCGCCACCCGCACGTCGCGCGGGGCTTGCGGCAGTGCGGCTTCGACCCGTCCGGCACTGGTGGGCACGAACAATTCCGGCCCGCGCTCGCCGACGATGAAGGGGCGTTCGGGGGACACCGCCCCCCCGGTGGCGCGCCCGGGGAGGCCGGAAATCGCGCCGATCAGCGCGCCCAGCCCGCCGGAGCTGCCACCTGCCGGCTGCGGCGAGCCGATACCCGAGATGGCGCCGATCAGGCCGTCGATTCCGGAACTGCCCCCGCTGCCGCCCCCCGAAATCGAACCGAGGATCGAGCCGACCAGTCCGCCGATGCCCGACCCGGCACCGCTTCCGCCAGTCTGACCGCCGCCCAGCAGCGATCCGATCAGGCCGCCGAGGCCTCCGCCGCCCGACCCGCCCTGCGGCGCGCTGGCGAACAGCGAGCGGATTGCCTGGGCGGCGATCTGGTCGATCACGTTGAAGGCGATGCGCTTCAAGTCCTCGAAGCCGAGGCTGCCCTTGCGCAGCGCGCTGAGCAATCCGCGTTCCAGCACATCGCCGGCCTTGGCAAAGCCGTCCAGCAACTGGCCATCGAAACTGCCGCGCATGGCGGCGACATCCTGCGCAAAGCCCTGGGTATTGGCGCGCAGGTCGATCATCAGGGTATCGACCGGGTCAGTCATGGTCGCGCTCCATCAGGCGGTTGAGTTCGGTTCGGTCGAGCGGGCGGCCCGGCGCAGCCGTGGGCGGGGCCAGGATCGCGGCCAGTTCGGCAGGGGTGGCGTGCCAGAACTCGTCCGGCCGCCAGCCCAGCAGCCGCCCGGCCAGCCCGGCCAGACGCGCCGCGCCCGGACCGAACGACTGGCCGTGCGGGGGCTCGCTCATTGGACGGGCCCGGCCTCGCCCTGGAGGATCTGGGCAAGCAGGGTGCGCAGCGGCTTGCTGGCTTCGGCCAGGCCCAGCGCGATCACCGTCTGGCCCAGATCGTCACGGGTCACGCCATCGCGCGCTGCCAGGCAGTGCCAGAACAGCGCGACCAGTTCGGCCAGTCGCAGCTGACCCGCCGCCGCGCGCTCGACCAGCGCGAACAGCGGGCCAAGCTCTTCCTCGGCGGCGACCAGTGCGGCGAAGCTGGGGCGCAGCACCCGCGCTTCGCCCCTGATTGCCAGCACTGCTTCGCCCCGGTGGGGATTGGCGCCGCCGCTCACGCCGCAGGCACCGCAGTGATCGGGCCGGAGCTTTCCAGCTGCAGGGTGTAATTGCGCTCGCCGTTGAAATCGCCCGAATAGTCGAGCTTCTGGACCAGGAAGCTGCCGCGCAGCTTTTCCCCGTCCTCGAAGCTCAGTTCATAGCTGTCGAGCGTGCCGTTCATCGCGTTGGTGCGCAGCTGCGCCTCGGCGGCGCTGCCCAGGAAAATCCCGGCAGCGGTGACGGAGACCGAGCGCACCCCGGCACCGGAAAGGAGTTCGCGCCAGCCGGCGCTGTCCTTGCTGGTGACGACCACGCTGTCGCCGGTGATCGACATCTGCGTGGTGCGCAGGCCCGCAACAGTGCGGTAGACCGGCGGCTCGGCGCCGTCGGTGATCTTGAGCAGGAAGGCGCTGCCTTTCTGTGCGGTCATGGTCTTTCTCCTGGTTGGATGGGATCAGTCCGCCAGCAGGCGGAAGCGGTATTCGATCAGGATCGCGCGGGTGTTCCCGGCGCGCTGTTCGGCGCGGGCGCGCAGGAACTGGGCGTTCACCACCCGGAAGCCCGCTTGCGCGGCGGGCAGGGCGGCGATCCGCGCCTCGATTCCGGCGGTCAGCGCGGCGGCGCTGCCTGGCTGATCGCCCCGGCAGTGCAGTTCCAGCGCGATCCGGACTTCGCGGCCCACACGGTCCTTCACCGACCAGTCGGCGCTGGCGCTGGCGGCAATCGCCAGCCACGGCAGGGCGCTGCGCGAAGGGGCTTCCTCGACGATCGCGTTGAGCTGGCCGGACAGCGCCGGATCGGCGGCCAGCCAGCCAAGCAGCGCGGCGCGCAGGGCAATTTCCATTGTGGCTATCCTTTGCTGAACAGCGGCCAGAGCAGCGCCGCGCGGCGCCAGCGCTGGGCGGGATCGCGGCGTTCCAGCCGCAGCGTTTCGGCGCGGGCCGAGGCCAGCCGGAGGGCCTGGGCCTGGAGCCGGACCAGCAGGGCCGAGAAATCGGCGGAGGCGTCCTTCATGCCAGCCGCAGCCTGCGCCACGGACGCCACAGCGCGGCGACCGCTGCCGGGGGCAGGGCCGATTGCTGATCGCCCTCGCGCTGGCGGTACTGGTGCGCGGCCAGCCGCAGCACCCCGTGGCGCAGGGCTTCGGGCAGGGCGGCCCAATCCGGCGCGAGACCTGCGGTAAAGCGCACCGCCACGCGGCCCGCGATGCCCGGGCGCAGCACGCCGATCCGGCCAGAGCCATCGGCGTCCAGATCGATCCGGCAATCCCCGGCAGCCAGCGCGAAGCGCGGTCCGTCTGCCGGAATGCCCTGGACCGAGGTGATCGCCTGGACCGGCAGCGCGGTCAGCCGCGTCCATTCGGGCGTGGCCGGCAGCACTTCCTCGCAGACCTGCTGGAGCGGCATGGTGCCGGTGAAATCCTCGCACAGGTCGAGGGCCATGCGCAGCAGGGCACCAAGCTGCGCGTCGTCGGCCGGCACGGTGATGCCCAGCCAGTCCTTGAGCTCCGCCAGTGCGGCGGGGGCCAGCGCGGCGGGGGTGATGATAACCCGCTTCATGGCGGTCTCCGTGTCTGGGATGAATGGGGTGCGCCCGCGCCGCAGGGGAGGGTGCGGCGCGGGCGCGGGGGTGCGGCGCCGTGGGGCACCGCGAGCGGGCGGCAACGAGGGGCATCGCCGCCCGCGTCAGGCTCAGGTCGAGATCTTCAGCAGCTTGATCGCATCGCTATCCAGCACCTGCCCGCCGACGCGCTTGGTGGCGTAGAAGTTGACGAAGGGCTTGTTGGTGAAGGGATCGCGCAGGATCGTGGTCGCCTTGCGTTCGGCGATCAGGTAGCCGGCCTTGAAGTTGCCGAAGGCGATCGGCAGGGTGCCCGCCGCCACGTCCGGCATGTCCTCGGCTTCGATCACGGGATAGCCGAGCAGGCGCGCGGGCGCCCCTTCAAGCAGGCCCGGCTGCCACAGGAAGGTGCCGTCCGCCGCCTTGAACTTGCGCACGGTGGCGAGCGTCTTCGAATTCATCACGAAGACCGCGCCCTGGCGGTGCCCGGCCTTGAGCGAGTGGACCAGGTCGATCAGCTTGAGTTCCGGCGAGGCGTCGAAGGCCGAGGCATTGCCGCTGGCGAGGAACTGGAGCGTGCCGAACGGACGGACCGCATCACTGGTTGCGGCGGTCGGCGCGCTCAGGAAGCCGCGCGGCTGGTTGGTGCCGGTGCCGCTGACGAAGGCCGCCCCTTCGGCGCGGGCGAATTCCATCGCGATCTCGCTTGCCAGCCAGGCTTCGATGTCGAAATCGGCATCGTCGAGCATGGCCTGGCTCGCCGCCGGGTTGGCGTAAAGCTCGCCCATCGGCGGAGCGATCTCGTTGAACTTGGGCGTGGTGGTTTCGGGCCGCGCCGCGACCTCGCTGACCCAGCCCGAGGCGGAGCCGCCCGCGGTGACCAGCTTGCGATAGCCGGCGCTGCCGGTCTGGACGACCTGCGAAATCGCGCGGATCGGGCTGATCGTCTTGAGCTGCATCGAAATCAGCGCGTCGATCTCACGCGGGACGGCAAAGCCGCCATCGGCGGCCACAGCGCCGCTGACCGACTTCAGCTCGGCCTCGCGGCCATGGCGCAGGTAGCCGTTGACGAAGCCCTTCAGTTCCAGGCTGGGGGCAGCGCCGCCGCCGATGGCGGGGCGGGCGGCGGCGCGGCTGACGCGGTCGAGCCGCGACTTCACTTCATCGACGTCCGAACGCAGCGCGCCCAGCGCCTGCTCCGCCGCGTCCTGGCGGGCGACGAGATCGAACGAGGCATCGAGCGCCTGTTCGGGGAGGGTATTGTCCATGGATTTGGCCTTTCAAAGGAAGCGTCCCGCCACCGGCGGGACACCGTGAACTCCCCTCCCGCTGGCGGGAGGGGCTGGGGGAGGGAGTGTTGGGTGGCGGGAGGGGGGTCCGGTTGCCGCCTTGCGGCGGGTGTCAGGTGATGAGATGCACCCGCGCCCCGTGCTGCATCGGGTGGGTGACCAGGCTGACTTCGAACAGGTCGATCTCGGTCAGCTCGCGGCCAGCCGCATCGCGGGTAAAGCTGCGCGCGCGGTAGCCGAAGGACAGGCCGGTGACCGCGCCCCGCCGCAGCGCCGCCCCGGCGCCGCCATCGGGGTTGTCGATCCGGGCGATGACCCGCAGGCCGCGCGCGTCCTCGGCGGCGCTTTCGATCCAGCCGATCCGCTGGTCGGGGCGGTGCTGCCAGAACAGCGGCAGGGGTTCGCTGCGCTGGGCGAGGGTGCGGGTGAAAGCGCCGGGGCGGATCGTGTCGCGGCCCGCGTCGCGGCGGCCGAACAGGGCCGCATAGCCTGCAAGCCTCACTTCAGCAGCCCCGTCGCGCCCAGCTTCCAGGCCATGCCCATCAGCACCAGCGCGAGCGCCCCGCGCACCACCCAGGCGAGCACCGCCTTCCACGCGGCGGTCTTGGCATCGCGCCAGGCCTGGAGCAGCTCGCGCAGTTCCGAGAGGTCGGAATGGGCATCGGGATCGTCCAGTCCCATCCGGGCGAGCACCCGCTCGGCGCCCAGTTCGCTGGCTTCTTCCACGATCGCGCGCAGGGTCACCATGTCGCCCCCGGCATCGGCGGCCTGGGCGAGCAGGCGGGCCACCATCTCATCACGGTTCATGCTTTGTTCCTTGATTGGGCGGGCGGCAGGCCCAGCAGGGCACGCTTTTCCGCGTCGGAGAGGAAATCGGCGGCGGAAACCTGCGACCACAGCCGCTCGCGGTCCTCGGCCAGCGCGGGCACCCGGTCGAGGTCGATCGCGAGCCTGGCACCCGGGAACCAGGTCTCCAGCCCCTCGCCCAGGGCCGAGAGGATCTTGGCGGAAAGCGGCAGCAGGGTCAGCCGCCACAGCGCGCGGTTGGCCTCGCGGTAATTGGCATAGGTCGCGTCCCCCGGCAGGCCGAGCAGCATGGGCGGCACCCCGAAAGCGAGGGCAATGTCGCGCGCGGCGGCGGCCTTCAGCTCGGCAAAGTCCATGTCCGCAGGCGTCAGGCTGAGCGGCTGCCACTTGAGCCCGCCTTCCAGCAGCATCGGCCGCCCGGCATTGAACTGGCCGGAATAGGCCGAGGCGAGTTCGGCCTTGAGCCGGTCGAACTGCTCCGCCGTCAGCCCCGCGCCGTCGCCCGGATCATAGACCAGCGCGCCAGAGGGCCGCGCGGCGTTTTCCAGCAGCAGGCGGTTCCACTGTCCGGCGGCGTTGTGGGTGGCGACCGCCTGGTCGGCGGCGGCAAGGCAGCCCGCGCCGTAATGGTCGTCGCCGGGGTGGAAGTGGCGGATGTGGATCAGGCTTGGGCTGGCGTCCTGGTCCTCTGCCGGAATGGTCAGGCTGCGTTCGCCCACGCGGTAGGCATAGGCGGCCGGCCAGCCGTCCTCTCCGGCGACCACGCTGACCCGTTCGGGGCGCAGCGCGAACAGCTCCACCGGCTGGCCCGCGCCGTCCTTGACGATCTGGACATAGGCATTGCCGTGCAGCAGCAGCTGGCTCGCCAGCGTTTCCAGCAGCGACTGGCCCGCGCTGGTCGCGGTGACGAGCTGGGTGAGCGCCGGGTCGGCTGGCAGCAGCGGCGCGCCGCCGATCCCTTCGGCCACCAGCCGCACCGCGCGCTGGGCGACCGGGTTGTCGACATAGGCGCGCTTGACGGACGAGGTGTATTCGAATGGCGCGCGGCCACCCCCACCATCGGCGAAGAACCACGGCGAAGTATAGGCCCGCGCCAGCGGCACGCGGGCGCCCCCGCCCTTGAAGGCGGCGGCGATGGTCTGGAGGAAGGACATGAGGGGCCTTTCTTGAACGTCCCGCCCGCAAGGGCGGGTAAAATATGAGCGCACCGGCGGCCCGGTGCGGCGTTCAGCTCAGCCACACCCTCGGTGCAGCCTGCCGTCCCAGCATCAGTTCGGTCAGCGCCCAGACGAGGGCATCGGCGCGGTCCGGGCTGCGGCCGGGGCCTGCGTAGGCGCCGCCCGCCAGCAGCCCGCAGAGCTGGTCTTCCAGCGCCGGGAACTGCCCGGCGTGGCGCACTCGGCCCGCCTCGTAGAGCGCGGCGACCGGTTCGGCGCGGGCCGTCTTGCCCCGGCTGGCGTGGACCAGCCGCACCGGCAGGGAGAGATCGGCGGCGCGCAGCACGCTTTCGACCATCGCCCCGCCCTGGTTCGCCTCGGCCACCACGCGGTCGGCCTGCCAGCCTTGAGCGGTGCGGGAAACGGCGCGCGCCCAGCGTTCCGGGCTGGCCTTTTCCACGCTGGCATCGGCCAGCACATGGGCCGTTCCATCTTCGCCAAGGGCACAGACCACGATCCCGCAGGCGTCACCCTGGGCCGAGGCGGGGGGATCGACCCCCACCACCACCCGGCTCCATCCGCCACCAGT